ATGATGATAAACAATTATCTAGAGTTCCCTACGATCCTTCCTTGCCTGTATCTACAGCATGGGATCTCGGGGTCTCCGACCATAGTGCTATTATATTTTACCAGCAGCTAGGCAGAAGCATAAGCATTATTGATTATCATGAAGAGAGAGGTCAAGGTTTACCTTACTATGTTCAGCTTGTTAAAGACAAGGAGTACGTCTACAAAGATCACTTTGCACCACACGATATTGAAGTTACCGATTTTGGCAATGGTAAGACCCGGAGAGAAGTCGCCTACCAATTAGGAATTAGGTTCAAGGTAGTTCCAAAAATTCCATTAGAGGATGGTATACACGCAACCACAATGACTTTGCCGAGATGCTGGATTGATACAGACCATTGCAAAAAGTTAATAGATGCGTTAAGACATTACCACAGGAAGTACATTGACAAAAATAGAATGTTCAGATCGAAACCTGTACATGATTGGAGTTCACACGCTTGCGATGCGATGCGTTACCTTGCTGTTGGACTACAAGAAATTAATACTAGACAATCAGCTCCACAAAGTGTAGCAGATAATAGTTACAGGATTATATAATTATGGGATCATTATTCAAACCAAAAATGCCACCGCTGCCACCAGTTCAACCTTTGCCAGAACCGCCTTCAGCAGAAGTTTCGCAAGAGGAAAAAGATAGGATTGCAGCAGAACAAAGAGAGATTGCTAGAAAAAGAAAAGGTCGTAAATCTACAATTCTAACTGGACCACTAGGTGTTGAGGAAGAAGCTGAAACAGAAAATAAAACTTTATTAGGATCATAATGTTTGAAAAAATTAAAAAGATATTTAAAAAAAAATCAAAAGTAGAAAAAGAAAAAAGAACTTACGACAAAGCTATAGATCATAGTAATGATATTACTTTTGAAAATGAAGTTAAAAAACCAGAAGTAAAAGCTAAACCAAAAGATACAAAAGAAACTAAATCATCATTAACATTTGGAGAATAGTATGGGAGGAGTATTTAGACCAAAAAAACCTGCACCGCCACCACCAGCTCCTGTGGTTGCACCAACTGTAGCAGAAGTTTCGCAAAGCGAAGCAATGAACGCAGATGGTTATGACTCAAGAAAGACTAAAGCAAAAGGCAGATCATCAACAATCATGACAGGACCCAAAGGTGTAGAAGAAGAAACATTAACATTAGGTAAGAAAAGTTTATTAGGACAATAATGGCAAGAACAGATTTATCAAAAGGAATATTATCCAGATACGAAAGACTAGAAGGTCAAAGACAAAACTGGGAAACGCATTGGCAAGAAGTTGCAGATTATATGCAACCAAGAAAAGCAGATGTGACCAAACAAAGAGCTAGAGGTGATAAAAGAATGGAACAAGTTTTTGATTCTTCACCTATACAAGCAGTAGAATTATTAGCAGCATCATTACATGGTATGCTAACAAATCCATCTACACCTTGGTTTACTTTAAGATTTAAAGATGAAGAAATTGACAATGAAGATGAAGCAAAACTTTGGTTAGAGGCATCTACAGATGCAATGTACACAGCATTTAATAGATCAAACTTTCAACAAGAAATATTTGAATTGTACCATGATCTAATTACATTTGGTACAGCAGCAATGTTTATTGAAGAAGATAATGATGATATTATAAAATTTTCAACAAGACACATTAACGAAGTTTTTATTGCAGAGAATGATAAAGGCAGAATTGATACAATATTTAGAAGATTTAAAATTTCTGCTAGAGCTGCAGTACAAAAATTTGGCAACACAGTTTCATCAGATATACAAGGTATCTTTAAAAAAGATCCTTACCAAGAAGTAGAAATACTACACGCAGTTTATCCAAGATCAGACTTTGATCCTAAGAAAAAAGATAAAGAAAATATGCCATTTGAATCTGTTTACTTAGAATATAAAAATGCAAATGAATTATCTATTTCTGGATTTAAAGAGTTTCCTTTTGTAGTTCCAAGATACTTAAAAGCATCAAACGAAATTTATGGTAGATCTCCAGCAATGACAGCTTTGCCAGACGTTAAAATGCTAAATGAAATGTCTAAGACTACAATCAAAGCTGCACAGAAACAAGTTGACCCACCACTATTAGTTCCGGATGATGGATTTTTATTACCTGTTAGAACTGTACCTGGTGGATTAAATTTTTACAGAAGTGGTACAAGAGATAGAATAGAACCATTAAACATTGGTGCAAACAATCCACTAGGTTTAAATATGGAAGAGCAAAGAAGAGATGCAATCAGAGCTGTGTTCTATGTCAATCAACTTATGATGCAACAAGGTCCACAAATGACAGCGACAGAAGTTATCCAAAGAAACGAAGAGAAGATGAGATTACTTGGTCCAGTATTAGGTAGACTACAATCAGAATTATTAAAACCATTAATTGATAGAGTGTTTGCAATATTACTTCGTAACGATATGTTACCACCAGCTCCAGAATTTCTATCTGGTAGAGATGTAGAAATAGAATATGTATCACCACTTGCTAAAGCACAAAAATCTTCAGAGCTACAATCTATTATGAGAGCAATAGAAATATTAGGCTCAATGCAAAATATTGCACCAGTATTTGATTATGTTAATTTTGATAATCTTGTGAAACACTTGGCAGACATTGTTGGTATGCCACAAAAATTATTAAAATCACAAAACCAAGTAAACGCAGAAAGACAAGAACAAGCAGCACAAGCTGAACAACAACAACAAATGGCTCAAATGCAACAAGTTGCACAAGCCGCAGGAGATGTAGCACCACTAGCAAAAGCATTGCCAGACGAAGCAAAAGCTGTAGCAAATGCTGAAGTGGAATAGTATGGAACCAAATAAACAACTAGAGAAGTTATTACAAGGATTACAAAAAAACTACCAATACATATTCAATACAGACGAAGGCAAAGAAGTCTTATCTGATCTTGAAAAAAGATGTCATTATCATTCTACCACTAACGTAAAAGGTGATAGCCATGAAAGTGCATACATGGAAGGACAACGTAGTGTTCTTCTATTTATTAAATCAATGCTACGAAAGGATAAAGGAAAATAAATATGTCAAGCGAACAGATAACACAGGAAACTGTGCCTGTAGAACAAGCGACTACAGAAATAGCACAACCAACACCAACTGCCACACAAGTTGCAGTAAAAGGAGCAGATACTCCTGCACCACAAACATCATCTTGGAAAGATTCTATTAGTGAAGTTTATAGAAATGATCCTAACATTGAAAAATTTACTGAAGCAGATGCTTTAGCTAAATCTTATATCAATGCAGTTAAAATGATTGGTCAAGATAAAATAGCAATACCAACAAATAATTCAACTCAAGAAGCATGGGATGAAGCCTATGAAAAATTAGGTAGACCAGAATCTCCAGAAAAATATGCTTTAGATACAAAATCAGATGTTGTTCCTTTTGATGATGATGCAATTAAATCTTTTGCAGAACAATCACATAAGTTGGGTTTAAATAATAAACAAGCTCAAGGTATATTAGAGTTTTATAAAAATAATATGGAAGGCTCTGCACAACAATCAAAGATAGATACCGAAACTGCTCAATCTCAAGCTGAACAAGAGTTAAGACAAGAATGGGGTAGAGACTTTGAAGGTAAAGTTAAACAAGCTGGTGCATTAGCAAAAGCTAATATTAATCCAGAAATTTTAGATATGACTTTATCTAATGGTATAAGGATTGGAGATCATCCAGAAATTATTAAAGGTTTTGCAAAAATAGCAGGAATGATGTCGGAAGATAAAATTGTTGCAACTGAAAGTGAAAATGTAAATACAGTTGCAGATATTGAATCTGAAATATCAGCTATTACCAATGATACTAAAGGACCTTATTGGAATAAGCAACATCCAGATCATGATAAAATGGTACAACAAGTTTATACATTAAGAGAAATGTTAAATGCAGATAAACAATCTTAATGATAAAGAAATTCGATTAAAAATATTGCGGTTGGTTAAGGGTAAATGATCCCTTGCCAATCGTTTAAAAATATTATAATTGGATAGTAAGTAAGAAAATTCGCAAGAACCTTACTGACAAGAGGGAATAGACTTCTAGTCTAAAAGACTTTAAATCCAAGAGATGCCTACTATTATTTAGTGGAGAACCTTTCTGATTATTTTAACTTAACAATAATATGGAGAGACAATTATGTCATCAAATATAACTACAGCTTTTGTACAGCAGTATTCTGCAAACGTACAAATGCTTTCTCAACAAATGGGATCGTTATTAAGAGACAAAGTTCGTGTTGAATCTGTGGTTGGAAAAAACGCTTTTTTCGATCAAGTTGGTTCGGTAACTGCAGTTGAAAAAACTAGCAGACATTCAGACACTCCACAAATAGATACACCTCACGCTAGACGTAGAGTATCTCTTGCGGATTATGAATTTGCTGATCTAATAGATCAACAGGACAAAGTAAGACTCTTAATAGATCCAACTTCATCTTATGCTCAAGCTGCTGCTATGGCAATGGGAAGAGCAATAGATGATGTGATCATAACTGCTGCAATAGGTACTGCGTACACTGGTGAAACAGGATCAACTAGCACATCAAACTCGAATCAAATCGTACATGGTTCTGCTGGTTTAACTATCGCTAAATTAAGAACTGCAAAACAGACTCTTGATTTAGGAGATGTAGATCCTTCTATACCAAGACACATCATAGTATCTCCTAAGCAGATCACTGATCTTTTAGGAACAACTGAGGTTACAAGTTCTGACTTCAACACTGTCAAAGCATTGGCAAATGGTGAAGTAAACTCGTTCCTTGGTTTTAATTTCATTGTATCAAACAGACTAGCATTATCTAGCACAACTAGATCATGTATAGCTTTTGCACAAGATGGAATCGCTTTAGGTATTGGCAAAGATGTCAATGCTAGAATTGACGAAAGAAGCGACAAGTCTTATGCCACTCAAGTGTACTACTGCATGAGCATTGGTGCTACTAGAATGGAAGAAGCTAAAGTTGTTGAAGTACAATGTACAGAATCATAATAGTAATAGGAGGATATAATTATGACAACTAAAAATACAGACCTGGTATCAAACTTCGAAGCGACTCCACCAGTTCTTAATAATGCTGCTGAATTAGCAGGTGTTGTTAGAACTGCACATGGATCGGTAGAACTTGCTGCTGGTGATAGTACAGATAATGACATTGTTATGTTAGCACCTATTCCTAGTAATGCTGCTGTGCCACAATTATTTATTGGCTCAGACACATTCGGTGGTTCGTGTACATTCAATGTTGGTTTATACAAAACTGATGGAACAGTTAAAGACGAAGATGTTTTTGCTACTTCAGTAGCTGATGCTGCTGGAATGACAGATGTTCGTTATGAAGTTGCTGACTTGAACACTGGTTCTCAAAAACTTTGGGAATTAGCTGGTGATAGTACAGATCCTGGTGGATATTACTATGTTGCGATTACTTTTGACGCAACTGGTGGTACTGCTGGAACATTAAACTGGAACATTAATTACGTAGTTAATTAATAAATAAAATTTTAGGCGAGGAAAGCGAGAGTGGAACTCGCCTAGAGTGCATGAAAAAGATACAAGATTTAAAACCTGTATTACATTTTAAAAAAGATAATTATGTTTATAGGTACGTATTAGTAGATAGGTTTAAACATGATACTAAATATCATTATGGCTTTGATGCTAAAGAAGAACGAACAGAAGAAGAAATTTTTGCCTTAGAAAAAGATAGACATATAAGGCGAAAGTATATTATAAGGAAATGATATGGCATCAGTAGTAGACATTTGTAATGGATCATTAAATCAACTAGGTGCAACAACTATCCTTTCATTAACAGAAGATTCAAAAAATGCTAGACTTTGTAATCAAAGATACACTCAAGTAAGAGATAGTGTATTTAGATCACATCCTTGGAACTGCTTACAAAAAAGACAAGAACTAGCAGCAGACACAACAGCTCCTGCATGGGGTTTTAGTTATGCTTATACCTTACCAGCAGATTGTTTAAGGTTACTTAGAATACTA